TTCATTTGTTATGAAAAAGGCACGTGGCATATTGCGACAAAACTAGCAGCTGAGACTACTCAGACTACTGGTGCGTTCGTTTTTGCAGCGTAATAAAATAAATAATGTGGGCCTTCGGGCCCACAGTTTCTTGATTAAGGAGGGAAACAAATGGCAGATACAGTAACAGGACCAGAGGTCCTACAAGAAAACGATAAAAGAGTAGCACTCAAAATAGTAATAGAATCAGACGGCTCGGGCAGCACAACAGTGTTTTATGATGCTTCAGCACGAACAGTAGCAGGAGCTGCTACACGAGGAGCCTTACAAAGAGTTTGGTTTTGTTGTGATACCGGAGACGGTGGAGATTCTCATGCTCGTTTAGATTTTGAAGATTCAGATGGCGATAGACCACTACTTGGTTTAACAGGTACAGGTTATTGGGATTTTAGAGAGTTTGGTGGATTACCACCAAGCACTGACGCTAATACCAATGGCGATATTAATGTTGTAATACCTGGTCAAGCTGATGACGGTAATATGTACACAATCATAGCAGAGTTTATTAAAACTGGCTCAGTATAAGGAGTAACGTATGGCTGTATCAGGATCTACAGATTTTAATCTGGACGCTGCTGAAGTTATCCAAGAAGCTTACGAACGATGTGGGCTACAGGAAACAAGCGGTAAAGATTTGCGCACAGCCGTACGTAGCATGAATTTGCTTATGGCTGAATGGGCAAATCGAGGTCTTAATTTATGGACTGTAACTCTTGGCACACAATCAACAACCGCTAGCGATAAAGATTATTCGCTAGGAACAGATATTATTGATGTGTTAGAAGTATCACTAAGAGATTCTAACAATAATGATGTAAGTTTATCTAGAATAAGTCGCGCAGATTATGAAATGCTACCTTCTAAAGATTCAGAAGGTAGACCATCACAATTTTATTTTGAAAGAACAGTAACTCCTACTTTATTTGTGTATCCAACACCTGATCTTTCAACATATACTATTCGGTATTATTATCTAAAAAGATTAGACGATATTGATGCGCCAACTAATGATCCTAATATACCTTTTAGATTTTTACCTTGTCTAACAGCTGGTATGGCTTATTATATTGCGATGAAAAAAGCTCCGCAACTAATGCCTAATTTAAAAGCGGTGTATGAAGAAGAGTTTAAAAGAGCTATGGATGAAGACAGAGACAGAGCAAGTTTTAGCGCTGTTCCTGGAAGATCATATTTTAATAATTATTAACAGGAGGAACAACCATGGATAAGCTAAACAAAGTAAAAGACTGGGTAATGGCATTAGATAAAAAGAAAAAAATAGCCCTTGCTGTAGTCATTGTTATAGTAGTTATTGCATTGTCAATGTAATGGAACCTAGAGCAAGCACAGAATATATTGTTATCCATTGTTCGGCAACTAAGCCGAACATGGATATTGGTTTGCAAGAAATCAGAAAATGGCATGTTAACGAAAATGGTTGGCGTGACGTAGGTTATCATTATATAGTTAGAAGAAATGGAGAAGTAGAACTTGGTCGTAGCAATCGGGATACTGGCGCACATGCAGCGGGATACAATCATAAAAGTATTTCTATGTGCATGGTGGGCGGAATGGCTGAAGATAATTCTGCTGAAAATAATTTTACTGACAAGCAGTGGTTAGCAACGTTAGATTTAGTTAAACAATTAAAAGTAGACTATCCTGATGCTGATGTAATTGGCCATAATGAAATTAGTAAAAAAGAATGTCCATCATTCGATGTTAAAAAATGGAAAGAAGATAATTTATGATATTAGACGTATTAAAACTAGCAATAGGTGCTGGCACACATGTTATGAAAAATAGACAAAAGCGTAAAATGCTTGAGTCAGACGCGGCTATGATGCATGCACAAAAAATGGCAAGCGGCGAAATTGAATACCAACAAGTTGTAAGACAATCAAACGACAAAGGATGGAAAGACGAGTTCGTTTTGATTTTAATTTCGCTCCCAATTTTATTGTTGATATGGAGTGTGTTTAGTGACGATCCTATGATTAAAGAAAAAATAGACATATTTTTTGTACAATTTGGAGAAATGCCGATGTGGTACCAGATGCTATTTGTAGGCGTCGTGGGCTCGATATATGGCCTTAAAGGCGTGGATATATTTAGAAATAATCAAAAAAAATAACTGTGAGGCTGAATGTATTTTGTAATTACAGCAATGTTATTTTTTAGTTCTAGCGATCAAGTTGTTTATACTGAATACGACCAAGCTACTTTTGATTCTGTGCCGACATGCCAAGAATATCTTTTTCACAATAAAGTTAGGTTAACTAAAGACATATTTAGAACACACAATTTAGAAGATGATATGAAGGGCTACGAGTTTTTCTGTGAATCACGCTATTCTGCTAAAAAACCTAAAGGCTCAGAAGTTTGATTGATTTTTCAGGTTATGGGGTGTATATTTTCTACACGACAATTTTAATAATAACATACTACTATTTAAAGGAGAAAATCAATGGCTATACCAAAAGGATACCACAGGAAAAAAGACGGCACACTTGCTAAAAAAGGTTTGTACTATAACATGAACAAAGCTAAAAAAGCTGGTAAAAGTAGACCGGGCAAAGGCACTGTTACTGATGCCGCGTTAAAAAGATCTGCTAAAACTGCGAAGAAACCTAAAAAGACGTAATGTCAATTCCAAGAACTACTGGCAAAGGGGGCAACTATAGACCTACAAAGTCTGGTGCGGGCATGACTAAAAAAGGCGTTGAAGCCTATAGACGTGCTAACCCTGGAAGCAAACTTAAAACTGCAGTTACTGGCAAAGTTAAAAAAGGCAGTGCTGCAGCAAAAAGACGTAAATCATATTGCGCAAGATCAGCAGGTCAAAAAGCTAAAGCCTCTGTTAAAACTCAAAACGATCCTAACTCTAGAATCAATCAAGCTAGGCGTAGATGGAATTGTTAAATGAAACTATCAGACAACACTTCTATTTCGCTACCGGCACGTAATTTAATTGCTATACTTGTAGCGGTTGCGATCGGCACAATGAGTTATTTTTCAGTGATTGAGCGTTTAAATAAAATGGAAACTAACCAACAGTTAATGGCACAAGACATGGAAGCTGCTAATGAATTTATAGATGGAGTCCCCAAGGGCACCATGGTCAGTCCGCAAGTAAACGAGCTCTACATGTTAGTGGAATGGCTTAGCAAAACTCAAGAAGAACTTCGCACTCATGTTAACGCAGAAATCCCAGAAATTGCAAGAATAGACATGCAGATACAATTTTTAGAAGAACGTATGATAGATGTTGAAACATTGATTGATAAATTAAGACAAAACGGAATATCCCATGATTGAAACATTATTCGCAGTGTTACTTATAACTAACGGTTCTATAATTGAGACAGTGCCTACAAACGGAATGTCAGATTGTCTTAAAATTAAACGCACAGCCATGCAAAATATAGGTGTTGATCAAGAAGGAGTATTTATGCAATGCGTGCAGGTAGAGGCGGAGGTCGAGATGGATATGGGGAGGAAAAGAATTGTTAAAATCCTTACAGAAAATCCGACTGGGAATTAAAAAATATTTTAATCTAGATAATATTGTTGATGCGGGGGTTGATATAGCCCTTGTTATATTTGATGTTTTATCCAGCCCTATACTTATTGTGATGCGTGTGATAAGGTGGTTGTTAAATGAGTTTGTTTTAGAGCATGTTAAAAAATTTATAAAATTTGTAATTATGGTTTTTATTAGACCAAAAAGGAATTAGTAAAGATTAGCACTTAAAATATACACTATTTTTTTATTGATAATTCGTTATATCTTATTAAAATAATTTACAAAGCAGATCGGGGGGTTATGCTTAAAAACATTTCAATTATTGTAATAATAACCGTGGTCATGCTATGGGTTTTTGGTGCACTATTTGATGCAGCAATGGCTGACGTTACAGGAGCTGGATCCACAACTAACGATCAAGTAACCTCTGGATCATCCTCTAGCAATACAGCCATTACAGGAGGATATCACAGTGAAGCAACAACAAATTATC